AAATTTAAATGACATATATGACACATGGAAATAATAAAAAGTAAGATTTAACAAAACTTTAACATATTAATTATTATGTCAAATAGAAAGCTTTGAGCAGAAAAAAACCCCCGAAATTGGGGGTATTGAATTTATGGGTATTGAATTGTCAGGGTATTAAATTTACACCTATTGAATTTATGGATCAGTACATTCTATTTTTATAGATTCACAAATCTGATCAATTATAAATTCTTTGTTATCCATAAATAAATCCTCAAACAATTCCATATTCTTAGGTATCTGAATATTCTCTGATACCAGTTCCCTGAAATCATTTATAATATTTCCTTGAGTCATCTCTATAATCTTTGGTACTTCCTCTTCCCAAAAGATTTCTTCTGTGGTTGAATTATCCATTTATATCGTAAACTAAATCACAAATGTTATTGTAATGATTCTCAGCATCCTTTTGATTTTTTCCATCAAGCATTGAAGCCACCAGTATAGATATTATCTGCTTTCTCCCATTTTTTGGCAAATCTATAGACAGTTTAACTATATGTTGTACTGTATAGGATGGCACATTCTCATCGAGAAACTTCTCTAGATTAAGATATTCTTTTTTATATTTTTTTTCTTTTACTTTATCCATGTCTTATGATTTTAAACTCCAAATGTTTTTTATCTGCTGAACAGGATCAATCCTATCAACCATATGATTAGCTTCCATGAATTCAGTCATGTTATCACTTCCTGCTAAAATATATCTCAAAGTTCGTTTCATTTCATTCTGTTGATCTGGTGTTAAGTCCTTATAAAACCTAGTCACCTCTAATCTTGCGAATACTACTTCTTTATTTGTTGCCATTGTATTTCATTTTAAAATCATTAAACTGTTCATCTACATACTCCTCTGGATCACTACAATGAAGCAATGATTGATTGAGTATTTCTCCATGATCTATCACAGAGTATTTGTAACTAACATCGAAACCTGTGTTATCCATAATTGATATAACCCTTTCGTTTTTAGTGTTCGTGTACTCCCAAACCATATAAGATTCATTATCCAACATGATTTCAGTTTCCATTAACTGAGTGCTTGTTATTACTTTCGTCATAATTATTTATTATTAAAGTTAGTGTATTTTTTTCCAGCTATCTTAATCCACTGAAGTGTATTGAAGTTGATAAACTTGTAAGACTGTTCATCCATATCAAAGACAGGGATAAGTTTTTTCTTTACAGGATCAAAAGCAAGTGATCCACCTTTAAGATGCTTAACTACTCCAGTCCTAGCTTTCATAGTTCTTACACTATTATCCTTCTTAATAAACTCAGCAGAGAATACTTTACCATCGCTAATCATATAGATGATATCTTGCATTGATAATCCCTTGTAGAAGATTCTGACTATAAAGCTCCAAATTCGTAATAATACTTTTTTCATAATGTTATTGTTTTAATGAATTACTAAAGTAGTAATAAATCTCCATGTGACAAAACTAACACAAACTTTAACAAAACTTTAACATTTTGATTATATGTAAAAAAAAAGAACCACTCCTAAGAGTGGCTCAGACTAATTACTAACTAAAACAATTTCAATGAAAAAACTAATTAAAAGTTTAACATATCTAAGATATAAAATATTTATACAATACCAAAATTATTTTACAATATACATTCCTTTTGGAACTGATCTGGTTAACATATACTGAATTGCATATCTCGATCCATCAATCAAATGGTTATAGGAATCTATGGGTTTTATTCCATTGATAGCCCATGAATAGTTATTAAATTCTTTAACTAAGTTCTCTCCTTCTACATTAATAGTATAGTCTTGCATAAGTGCAATACCAGATAAGATACTACCTTTCTTTTTTATCGTAGGGCTTAAATTAAGACCTCTGGCTGATAGTTCTGCAATTAGCCTAGGTTCACTATTATCGCACACAATTAGCTCTTTCCCTGCGTGTCTAATACATTCATCATATAGGTTAGAAGTAACCAATCCTTTTTTATAAAGATATTCCTTTAGCCAGATTATTTTTCTATCTTTGTCGATTGCTACTTTTACAAGAGCTGAACTATCTCGTGAGAATCCCCAGTCTAATCCCCATGCCATTAAATCTATATCCCCATTGAATTGTCCAACTTGCCAATCAGTAAAGATTACACCCTCTGCTCTTTGTAACCAACCCCCCAAGATTTGGTGCTTAAATTTATCAGGTCTACGAACTTTCATCGTCTCAACCTGCTTGACAAAAGATTCACTTAGGTGTGATAAATTGTCCATGTAAGTGGTATGTATATAATTCACATTTTCCTTTTGACCATTAAATCCATCTGGAATATCTCTGTTCTGGTAAAACCTCTGGTAAATCCAATGTTCTCTTGTGGTAGGGTTTAGAATTAACAAGCATCTGTTCTTTACACCCTTGGCACGAATAGAATAATCAATCTTGTCAAAACTCTCTTCATCAGTAAGCTCCTCTGCTTCATCTAACACAAAAGTGTTTATACCACTAATAGATTTAAGCTTTGCAGTCTGGTCTCCACTTGCAGTTCTGATACCAGAAAAGTATATCGAACTCCCTGTTAGATTGTTTATGATCTCAGTCTTTGTGATACTGAATTGATTAGCAACTCCCATTAGTTCTAGCTTCTCTATAAACTCAGGTATAATACTCATACCCGCAGAAGTCATAGTAAATCTAGTAAATAAAACTTTATTGTTTTTCTCATAAGTTAGCAGTACAAGAAACACTGCTACTGCAAAAGATTTACCTGAACCTCTCCCACCAGTTATAACATTATATCTAGTATCACTTTTAAAAAGAGATTGGTATTTCTCATTAAGCTCAACTTTTTCCATATTCTTTGTATTGATACAAAATACTTTTTTTTATCAGATAAGCAGTCTTTTGTTTTGTATCTCCCTTACCTATAAAATTTACAGGAACTAATTTATTTTCATTTATACAATCCCATATTCTATCAGGTTTTATTGTAGTAAAACCATAACCATCATAAAACATCCAATACTTTGCCCTAGTCACACATAGAGCAGACTTTCTCCCATTAAATGCTATTTCTACTACAATGTTACCAGTATACTTAGATTTCTCATCTGATTTAACTTCAATGCCAAATTCTAACTCTGGAACGTAAATATCCCAAAACTTATTGTATCCATCTATGATATAGGCACTAGGATATTTTGTGTGGATTAAATTTAAAGCCATTCCCTCCACTTGCTTTCCTCTTTTTAAGTCAGACCAAAATGTATCAATCATTCTTCAAGTTTTTCTGGCTTAGGGGTTACATCTATAGTTTGAGGTTGAGAAAAGTCTATAACTGGAATATTTATTTTAGTGTCTATCTTTAATTCCTGTTGCTCTTTCGGTCTACCATATCTATATTCTAACAACCACTTCCAGTGTTGAACTGATCCTCCCTTGGCAAGTTTTGCCACTTCTATCCAAGCCTTTTCCTCGCTTCCAAACGCTTTTTTCATAGCGTTAAGGGTCATACCATTAATATCCATATTGGCGGTCTTACGAGGTCTCCCTTGACCTCTAGACACCCCTTTCATAGCTCCGTTGTTACGTCTGCCATCAACTTTCTTATTCATTGGTCTTTTTCCCTGCTCACTCATACTATTCTATAAAAAATGCGATATATCCATAAAAGATAACACCGCAGATAACTAATATCTTGATTGTCATAATTGTTTTGTTTATAATTGTTGTAAGACATAATCTATCCTCGTCTGTAATTCATTTATCTTAACCTGTATGTCTTTCATCTCTATAAGAACATCAACATTCTTATTTCTTAATTTAAATTCTATTTTTTTATACAATTCAACATAAGCCTTTTCAAACCTAGACAATGTCTCATCATACAAGTTTATTCCATGCATAACTGTAGCATGATTCTTTTTAACTGATTTGCCAATTTTATTATATGATGAAAGCGTATTGTTTCTACATAATTTGAAATATACAGACCTAATATAAACTCTGTCTCTAGTTTGTCTTGTATTTAATAAATCGTATCCAGTTTCTTCTTCAACTAGCTGTTTTATCGTAGGAATAGTCGATGTGAAACTTTTCTCGTTTCGTTTCTTCATAAGCTTCTAATATGCCTTGGCAACATTCATAATGTTCGTTTTCTTCGTAAAAATCCAAAAGATGAGATATTTCATGCTCTGAGATTAATCCTGAACGGATAAACCCTAGTGCATCTCTATAACATTCTTCTTTTGCAATATATATCATATCATGCCTTCCAAGCAAAAGTCATAAACCTCTGCCTGTTTTTCAATAAAATATTTATTAAATCTTTGAATCGCCATTCTACAATCCTCCATAGCGTTTTCATACGATTTATCAGATACCTTATACAATCCAAGTCTACCATCTCTCTTATCAATGGCAATAAAAGTAAAATTATCCTTAGGTATTCCAAATAACTCGCAGTAGATATAACATTGAATGTCGTATCTAAATCTTTTTGCTTCCCAGTAAAATCTATCAATATCACTTGTGCTTTTTAAATCTATTATATAATCCGATCCTAATGCATCTGCTTTAGCTCTAAATGGTACTCCAAATAGATTGCCAATGGTTGGAACTTCTTTCTCGGTTTTATCTAATAAACTTTTTGCTCTTGAATTGTTATGGAAGGACATGCCCATTTTCTGTACAATACCAACCTCTTTTTTTGTGAAAACCCTGACATTCTGGTCTTTATATTTTTCTACTGCTTCTTTATATTTTTTAGTCTTTCTATCTTGAACATCTACCACTACTTGACTTTCATAAAGGTGTGGCTCTAAAATTGCCAAATGGAATAACCAACCAATATCTAAGTTCACCTGATTACTGTTTTCTTTACCAGTAACTGAGTCATAGTAACTCATAGGTGATATAAGAAGTTTTTTAATTGAACTACTAGACAAACAGTATTTACCAAGATGACCATAATAGAACGAATCATCTTGCATTTTTTCTAGTAGCTCTTGTTTATCCCAAAGGCTTCTGTCTAGTAGTCTTATTTTTTCTTCTTTCATTCTTTTTGTGATGTAAAAATTCTTGTTCCATCCAATGTAGCTCTGCTCTTTGTGATTCAGTAAACCAATCTAATTCCATGAGTTTTTTTGTCTTTCCCATTATGTTATAAAATTTAAGAGTTTAACAACTAAATATTTTGATCTGGAGACTAAAATTTTTATTGGCTTGATAAGTATAATAGTAAAAAATAATTCAATAAACTGAAATATGTAATGAATTATAGTAATAATTACCACTGACAGGATTATAGGTATGTTTAAAAATGATCTTAATAATCTCATTTCTTTTGTCTGAATCTATCTTTAAATATAGTTTGGCAAACTGCAAACCTTTGGTTTCTGTCTGGATATTCAGAAATCATCTTCGCATTGTTCATGCATCTCTTGTTGAAATCTACTTTTGTTTCGTACTGCTTTGGTTTTACTAATGGCATAGTTGTAATTTATTTTATAATTATTATCTACTGAATTATTCTGAAACCAAATCTTGTTTGGAATCTTCTTCATATTTGTCATATACTTTTCTAAGTTTATTTAGTATCTCATTTTGAAAACAACTACCACAACTATACACTTCACTTCTGGCATTAAATACTCTGTTGAATATATCGGTGATATGTTTTCTAGTGTCGTATGTCACAGTGTTGATGTTTTCCTTAAAAAAGTTATCTAAGTAAATAAATTCATCTTCGTTAAGGCATTCTACTCTGCTATAAGGAAACATCTCATTGAGATATTCTTTTCTTTTGTCGCAACCACAATCCTCACCAAGAAGCCAGTGAACTGCTTTCTTTATTCCAGTTGCTTCAAATACTTTCTCTAAAGTATCTCCAAGACCTTTACTTGGAGTCTTTGTACTTTTTGTAGAGGTTTTCTGTCCTTTTTTTAACTTCTTTTTTGGCATAACTTAAAGTGTCAAATATTGATTTTAAACTTATTTTGGTTTGATCTGATATCTCTCTCATACTCATATTTTTATGAAAGTATATCTCCCACATCTTCTTATCGTACCAATACCACTTAGTAACAATAGATTCAATTTCATTTATTAGATTATCAAAATTACTTTCTTTTTGTTCAAATATTTCTTCTAAATCTTCATCATAACTTACTAACTCAGTTCCCATGATCTCTACATGATTCTTAGGTGATGGCAAATGAAAACCATCTAGAAATAAATTTTTTATAGTATTATACACATACATCTTATTAACTTGATCATTTACTATAACTGCATCGTACTTATTTTTTCCTAAGATACAAAGTTTTAAATACATCTGCTGTACAAGCTCATTTGCCTGTTCATCAGAACCACATCCTAAAGACTTTGCCATTTTAATCCAAACATTGTGTTCTTCAGCCAAACGATCTATTAATTTTTCTCTTGCCAATAGTGAAATGAAAATCCAATTATAAAAAACATTATTTGAAATATATGTTCAACCTCATCTGGATTCTCTTCTCCATCAAGGATATTATTCCAATAATTAACACCCACCATACAACCATAAATTGGAAATAACTGAAAATACATATTAAACTGATTTTATTGTTGCTTCTATCCTAGAATTACCTTTCTCTACTCCCATATACCTTGCTGATAAATTCTTAACTATGCTGGTATCATCGGCAAGTATACAACCTCTTACAACCATGGCATCCTGAAAAAACTTATCTACAACACTCACTACATTCATTAAATCTCTAACTCTTTTATCTGGTGCATAGTAATCATAATGTATCGACACTTCTCCATCAAATTTAAAATGAAGCATATGTTGTATTGCCAAAGAATAATTTCTTTTTACATTACTGTTTACATAGTGATGCCAGTTTCTATACTGGTTTAGATTCAAATGTATTTTCTTTTTGCCACTGAATGAAAATGTTGGCAAACTAACTTTTACTTCTTTTTTCATCTATCTCTGAAAATGGTGTATGATTATTAAACATATACCTCTGTGTCCTTACATCAAAGTGTATACCATGAATTTCTTGTGGTACTCCTACAAGCTTTTGTTTTTTTATCTTTTGACTGCCAAATATTACCGAAGTATCTGAAAAGTCCAATGCCCTATTGGGTCTCCATATAAACATAACATTGTCTGCCTTATCACTAAAAGTACCACCACCTTTAATTCTGTTTACATCTGGCTTTATATATCTACCATTATCATCCTTTAAAGGAGTTACCTGATGAGCCACTAGGTGTATTGAAATATTATAGTCCAATGCAAATCTTTTAAGCTCACTCATAAATCTAGAAATATATAAATCCTCTCTCTCTCCTTTAGTCATCTTGTGCTGAACTGTATTATATGGGTCTATAATGAGACTTCTAATACCTTTTGTCTTTACTAAAAACTTAGCACGACTAAATATATTATCTAAGGTAAAGTCTTTTTTTGGATATATAAGAAAAAAATGCTTCCTAACAAAAGCCATTGCTTTTTTATAAACCTTAATACTCATGTGATTATTTTTGTAATATGGATCAGCAGACATTCCCACATACATTTCTATTATATCATTGAAATAATCATTCATTGGCATATTCTCTGGTGAAAAAACTCCAAACTTCCATGAGTCATGATAGGCTTTTAGACACGATAATTGATTTAAAAACATACTCTTTCCTTCATTTTGGTATCCTGTCCATATATTTACCTCACCATTTCTCCATGTCCATGCGTGATCTATCTGCTTTACATAAGTAGTTGTACCTCTTTCTTGACCATTGAAATATCCATCTAACATGCTTTCTTCAACATCGTCAAGAGAAAAGATACCTTCTATTTTAGGAGATACAGCTATATTAAGACGTTCTCTGAGACTTTCTATACCTTCATGGACTAAAACCTCATTGGCATCTTTAAAAGGCTTTAAATCGACTAATAAGCATTTTTCAGCACCAAACCTTCTTACTAGCTCTCTTTCTAGGTTTCTACCATTATCATCTTCATCTGTAGCTATGTAGATATATTTAGCTTGTTCAAAGACATGGTAACAGTTAGTAATACATTCAAGTTTTTTATCTATAGATTTATCATTAGGGTTAGGAGCACCCATATTAACAGATGTATGGAAGCTTACTCCTGCTACTTCCCAAGATAAGGAATCTATCTCACCTTCACATATTACTATGGATTCACTATTGACACAGTTATCATAGTTGTATATTACAGGCTCTGCATCTTTGCTTTGTGTAAATGTTTTTCTTTGTATCCCCCTAGCTTTGTAGTTTAAAATTTCTCTTTTTACGATGTAAGGAAAAACAATAGTATTTTCATTTATAGATTGAATTTGATTATTATCTATTACTTGATCCGTTATACCTCTTGAATTTAAAAAGTCTCTTCCTTTGTTGCTTAGAGGGTTTAGTTTATTTTTTTGTGGTTTCTTATACATGTTAAATTTAGATTCTACCTTCTTACTTAGTTTTCCACTCCAACCACATTTATGGCAATTAAAAACCCCTAGATTAGCATTTACTGATAAACAGGGGTCGTTATAATTCTGTTTGCCCAATCTTAAGCAGTTTGGACATTTTACTTTTTGTTGTTCTCTATTGCTCTTTAAATCAATACCTAAACTTGAGAAAGTACCATTGACTATCATATATTAAGCTAGGTATATTTATTTTTAAGTATATATAGTTATATATAATGTTCTGTCATCTTGGCATGTGGAGAAACGTAAAGTTTTCTTTCTTTTCCATAATGACCATTAGATATAGTTACTCTCTTTATGTAACCTGCATCTTCTAATTTATTTAACATCCTATACAAAGTCCTAACTTTTATATTCAAAGTCTCACAAAAAGAATTGTTAGATGCATAGCAATAACCTTTCTTTTTACTTAGTGAATCTATCATAGAGAATAAAGCAGCTTCTGAGATAGTCAGTGTACTATTCATTAGTGCTAAATTTATATTTAAATATCTTGACTTTGCCATATTTACCAAGGTAATCCATCTCCACCAGATACGCTATCTGTAGATTGATCATCTTTTTTTACTGGTGTATATTGATCTAAAGTTATTGTATGGGTTTGTCCATACTGGGTAGGACTTTTAAGTTTAGATATTGTAGCTCTAAGATATTTCTTACCTTTATAATCTACAAGGTTTTCTTTAATAACGTTTTCTTCTAAACTGAAATTAATCATTCCATAGTTACCCACTTCTTTTCCGTAACCTAAATACACTTTTTCTTTGTTATCACTCATAATATTTAATTTATAATTATACTTTCTTAAAATCTTCTGATTCATCTTCTCCAAAGACACCAAGCTCATAAAAACCTGTCATCTTTAAAACTACTCTGGACATAGCTCTTTTCTCTGCCATCTCCATGACATACCATGTCGTACAATTCCCATCCATGTGAGTTTTGCCTTTTAGGGCTGAACCAAAGGATTGGATGTTAGCACCACCTTTACTGGCATAAGCCTGAACTACTGCAAAATTAGGTTGCGACATTATAGCGGTATACTCGATTTGAATATTCTCTATAGCTTGTATCTTATCAATACCAGCTCTAGTTATTATCATGTAATGTTTGTGCTTGA